GTCAGCTTCGCAAAATGTGATGTTTCTGACTGAAAATGGAGTATTTAGCGTTTTGAGGTGTAATTTTTTGAGGTAAATGCGTTTGTGACTGCACTGTGTCCTAAAATACGCCTGATTATGGGGGTATTTTTGTTCAACAAAGGGAGCTAAATATGATATCACAGAGTAAGATAACTACGCTGGTGGAACACCTGAAGGAGTTCTCCATCGTATGGGTTGCGGAGGATGGAGAGCTGGTCCGTGTGGATCACTGCCGGCTCACTTCATTCCATGGCAGCGGCCAGACGTTCAATATCATGCTGCTGCCGAGCAAGGAGATCCGCTCGGTGAACAGATATACGGTAATAGAGTTTAACGGAGAAGAGGTAATATTATGAGTCTACAGAATGGTATCGAGATAGTGGAAGATGTCAACCTGTATCCTGACATCAAGGCTATCGTAGCCATAGACAGCCGTAGTAATTTCAAGCTGGACTATGACATCAATCCGATCAAGATCGGAACGTATAAGGTGGCACCATGGGGTGAAGATAACCTGCTGCCTAATCATCTGCTGGCAAAAGCCGCTAAGAATGATGTGCTGTCTGCAAACCTGCACTTTAATTCCAATGTATGCTATGGCCTGGGACCTAGGCTGGTGAAAGCTGTGCGTGATGATAAGGGCCAGCGTATGTATGACGCCAAGGGCCAGATGGTGACTATACCGGTGGATGAAGGTGAGGAGTTTGACTGGTTCGAGGCTAATGATATACCTCTGTTCCTGATGCAGCAGCTCACTGACATGAACTATTTCTACAATGCATTTGTGGAGCTGCGTCCGGATCGTCAGAAGCAGCATAAGATTGCTTCTATACGTCATAAGGAGGCTGTATTCAGCCGCTGGGGTATGATGGACCGTCATGGCAGCATCAACTATCACTACTACTGCGCTAACTGGGATAAGACTCCTGGAGTGGATGATATCATCTGCAGCCGTGTGATTGATGAGTTCCGTGCCATTGAGGATCTGGAGATCTTCTCTGCTGCCAGGGAGCGTATGATATACGGCGTATATATGCCGTCACCTGGTAAGCCGTACTACAGCCGTCCGGAATGGTATTCTATCTTCAGCTCAGGATGGTATGATCATAGCGTTATGGTACCGGAACTGAAGAAGGCCATACTGAAGAATCAGCTGGGTGTCAAGTACATCATCTACATATCTCCTAAGTACTTTGAGAATATCTGCAAGCAGGAGGGTATCGATATGAATGACCGTACCGCATACCAGGAGCGTGTAGAGAAGGAGAAGCAGAAGTTCAATGAGTTCCTGGCAGGCCAGAATAACGCAAACAAGGCTATCATGGCACTGAAGGAACTGATGCCTACAGCTGCCGGATCTACCGAGCATAAGTACATCGAGATCACTCCGGTACAGAATGATCTGAAGGGTGGAGAGTATATCGATGATACCGAATCAACTGCCAATATCATCTGCTACGCCATGGGTGTTCATGCCGGTCTCATCGGCGCTACACCTGGTAAGAATAACAAGCTGGTAGGCGGCACCGAGGCACGTGAGCTGTATCTGATGAAGCAGGCTATGATGAAGCCTCTGATAGACCGCTGCATGAGGATCCTATCTATAGTCAAGAAGTATAACGGCTGGGATAAGGATATCTTCATCCAGCTGCCTGAGTACATTTTCACAACTCTGGATCAGAATAAGTCCGGTAAGGAAGAATCAACAAATAGCGAGATATGATTGCAACGGTTACTGATATGAAGGCGTTCCTTCCTTCCATCGTTATGAAGGGTACGCCGAATGTGTTCGATGACGCTCTGAAGGTGGCGCAGCAGCAGCTGGAGGATAAGATCCTGGGTAGTGCTCTGATGGACGCCATCGATGTAGTTACCACAGCCTATCCGGAACTGAAGGAGAAGTGCCAGCGTATAGTATGCGTGGATGCGTTCCTCAGTGCCATCCATGAGATGGATCTGGTTCTGACGGATTCCGGATTCGCAGTGATCCAGGATGAGCAGATGGCTCCGGCCAGCAAGGATCGTGTGGCCAATCTCAAGGCCAGCCTGCAGGACCGTCTGGATCTGTCACGTGACCTGCTGATATCATGGCTGACAGATCCGGCACAGGGTGCACTGGCATGGGGCGGTACCGAACAGTTCAAACGCCTGACATCCGGTCTGTTCCTGACCTTTTCTCAGTTCAAGGAGGTGGCAGTGTATAACAATGTCACAGCCAATGCATATCCAAGGACCTGGAGTGACTACTGCAAGCTGATAGGTACGCTCTCAGTGGTGCTGATGACTAATGCTGCATCATACATCTCTACGGAGTATGCCAGTGAGCTGCTGGAGAAGGTGCGTGACGCAGAGCAGATGGGTGATGTGGAGATGACCGTGCTGCGTCTCATCCGGACGGCCATAGCAGCTCTGGTGCTTACTGATGCTGAGACCTATCAGCAGCAGATAACCAAAGCTGTGGCTGTGATGAAGGCCAATCCGGAGAAGTTCCCCACATACATGCATTCCAAGGCTGCCAGCGCTCCTGGAATAAACCACTCCGATACGCCTATTTTTTCTATGTTCTAAATACAACTATGCGCAAGATTATCAATTTTTTCAAGAAGCTCTTTATGGGGCGTAGAGCGGAGAAGCTGGATCTGGTTTATCCTACGTCATGGGAAACCATGTCACTGCAGGATTTCAAAGATGCCTGCGAGGTCTTATCTCATCCTAACGGTAGGGCGGAGATGCTGTTCCTTCTGTGGTGCCGTCTGGCTCATATTGTACCGGCCAATCCGAACAGGTATGATCCGAAGGCCATCAAGGATATGTTTCCCTTCACCTTCAAAGGTAAGGACTATGTGGTAGGTTATAATGTGGTACATGCCGGGGCCAAGGATATGGAGTATATTCTGGATTCCATCGGCCTTCCGCCGTCACCTATCGAGGGTGTAGACCGTAAGCTGTACGGAGTGCCGTTTAACGGTTACTACCAGGCTGCCTCATTCATGATGCGCTACTCGGCTGATAACAATAATGAGAAGTGGCTGAAGGAGGCGGTGAAGAGTCTTACCGGTGGCCGTGTGCGCCGTCTGCTGCCGTGGCAGAAGAAGGGCGTGGTGATATGGTGGAACGGCGTGCAGGATTTCCTGCTGAAGAAGTATCCGGATGTGCTGACATCGGAAGAGAGCATCACCAGCAAGACTCAGGCAGACCTGCTGCTGGATCTGCTCTCCACTATGAATGATAACAAGCCTCAGGATAATGACAATATCCTGAAGTCTGACACACATGCTGTACTGTATTCACTGAATAAGATATATGCTAAAAGTAAGCGATCTCACTAGGCTGCTGCAGTCCATACCGGAGCTGCAGGGCGAAGGACATATTCTTGAGGGTAATGGCTATGATGGTATCATGGCCATCCTCAAGTCTTTGCGTGAAACATCATATCCGTGTGTGATACTGGAGAGCCGTGGCAGTGGCCAGTTCTCTATAGGTCAGAGCGGTCCGCTGGATACCGGTACTCAGTCCATGTGGGTGATGGGCCAGATGGGACGTAATGAAGATGAATGTGCTTTATATCGCAGCATGTTCAATCTTTGCAAGAAGATCATACGTGCCATGTTGAGTCAATATCCAAACGTATCACTGTCACCTGCCCAGGCTGATGCATCTCTCACCGACTGGGATCCTACCAGGATATCATACATGCAGCGCTATGGCGGTCCTACCTGCCGTGGTTATGAGCTGATGCTGAACTTCAGGGAGTATACTGACTTCACTGTGCATGAAGGCTCCGGCAGTGGTAGCGGTAGTGGCAGTGGTTCCGGAACAGGTAACTGATAGCCATGGGAGCGCGTGAGGATGGACTGAGAGTGATGGCCGAGCGCTGGGCGGAGATTGTGCTGGAGCGCTGGATCCGCCGTATCAATGAGATGGAGGTCATCGATACCGGTGAGCTGCTTCAGTCTCTCCAGGCTCATGTGAGTGTGGATGCCAATGGATCTCCGGAGAAGATAACATTCTTTTATACCTGGTATGGAATCTTTCCGGATATGGGCGTAGGCCGCGGAGTCCATCTGGGTGAGCAGTCTGATACCAGGTCCAAAAAACCTTGGTACAGTTCTGTGTTCATAGGTCAGGTGAATAAGCTGGGACGTCTGATGGCGGAGCGTTACGGATATGACGCTGCAAACATTCCGCTGCAGGCATTTGAGAATATAAGTAGTGTGGAAATAAAGTAATATACAATGGCCGGAAATACAGTATACAGTGAGAGTGTCGTAACTCTTAACGCATCACAGGCTCAGGCCACAATGACCGCTCTGCAGAACCAGGCGGATGTGCTGCGTCAGAAGATGATTGAGGCTACTCAGATAGGAGATGTCGAGAGCGCCAAGAAGTACCAGAAGGAACTGGATCAAGTCCAGAAGTCCATGTCATCCATACGTAAGGAGACTAAGGATTACCGTGACATCCTGAACCGTCTGAACGGAGCCAGCATGAATGAACTTCAGAAAGCTGCTCAGGGCCTTAACCGTGAACTGAGAAAGCTGAAACCTGGTACTGATGAGTTCATCCAGAAGAGTAAGGAACTGAAGCAGGTTCGTAACCGGATGAAGGAACTCAATGATGAGACCAAACAGACACAATCTCTCCTGAGCAAGATACCTCCTGCTCTGAAGGCATGGCTGGGTGTGGCTACCGCAGTGATAGGTGGTCTCATCAAGCTGGGTAAGGATCTTATAGCCAATACTCAGCAGTACGGTGATGTGTTTGAGGCTGAGATGGCCGGCATGAAGGCAGCTTACCAATCTCTTATCATAGATATGGCCAATGGTACCGGATGGAATGAGCTGGTACAGAATATGCGCTCCGCCTATGAGAACGGTAAGCTGGTTACTCAGATGCTGGATGAGATATTTGAGCGTCAGAACTCACTCTCCATGATGGAGGCTGAGTATAACGTGGAGATAGAGCGTAATAAGCAGCTGATGCGCGACCAGACTCTATCTGATGAGGAGCGTCTGGCTGCAGCTGAGGAGGCTGTACGTCTGGAGAGGGAACTGGCTACCGAGAAGCGTGATGTGGCACAGCAAGAGTATGACGCCTATAAGCTGCAGCTGCAGACCAGGACCAGGATGAATGATGATGAGCTGCAATTCCTGGTACGTGAGTATAACGCGAATAAGGATATCATACGGCAGGCCGATGAGTATAACACCGAACTGAATAAACGTAAGCAGCTGCTGGCAGGTTATGAGGCTGCCGGTAACTACCTGGCATACGGTAAGGAGATAGAGAAGGCGAGGGCCGAGATCAAAGCTCTGGAGGATGATACGGATCAGTCCATTAAGGATGTGGCTGCTATGGTGGCCAAGTATAATCTCTCCAGTGATGAGATGGTAAGCCAGTACGTGAAGAGTTATAACTCCATGCTTAGTGCAGAGAGTAACTTCTATTCTGCCACTACCAGGATAGCTACCACTGCCAGTGGTCTGCGTAAGTCTCTCATCGAGGAGCATGCCAAGGCCAATGATGCTGCGTATAAGGAGGAGATATCCGCTGCCGAGAAGCATTCTACAGAGCTGCTTAACATAGAGAAGAAGCGTTATATCGATGGTGAAATAACAGCCGAGACGTATGAACAGCGTCAGAAGGAGATCCAGCGTCAGGGCCTGCAGGATAAGATTGATATCAGCAAGAAATATCTGAAGGATAGTCTGGCTTATCAGTCACAGCTCCTGGATATGACTCTGCAGGAGCAGATGAAACTGCAGGAGGAGGCCGATAAGGTAGCTGCTAAAGAGACAGCCAAACGTCTGGATGAGGAAGCTAAAGCACTGCAGAAGCAGATAGAGGAAGAGGCCAAGGAGAATGAACGTCTGCAGAAGCTGGCTGCGGATCTGACCGGCGCTACCAGGGTTGTGGCATTCCAGGCGGAACTGGCAGATCTGGAGACGCTGATAGCGCAGAAGCTGATTGATGAGGAGGAGTATCAGAAGGCTAAGGCCGAGATCATACAGAGGTACCAGGCAGAACAGCGTGAGTATGATATCACAGCTTGGAAGAATAGTCTGAATACTGCCAAGAAATATCTGAGTCAGATATCCACTGCCATGAATAACCTGCAGGAGGCTAAGATGGCTCAGCTGGAGGCTCAGATGAATGCCGAGCTGGAGGCAGCCGGTGACAATGCCGAGCGCCGTGAGCAGATCGAGCAGGAGTATGAGGCCCAGAAGCTCAAGGTTCAGCAGCGTTATGCCGATGTGAATATGGGCATACAGATTGCCCAGGCTCTGGCTAACGGAGCATCGGCTATCCTGGCTACTTATGCACAGCTTGGTTTCACTCCTGCCGGTATAGCTGCATCAGCACTGATGGCAGTGGTGACCGCTACTGAGGTGGCCATGCTGGTAGCACAGCGTAATGCCATACGTAGTGCCAGCGTGCAGTCCAGTTCCGGATCATCCACTCCGGCACCGGTAGCACAGCGTACCGTGAACGGATACAGTACCGGTGGTTATACTGAACGTGCCGGCAGTGACATGCAGGAGGTGGGAGTGGTTCATGCCAATGAATGGGTGGCACCGGCCAGTATGGTACGTGCTCATCCTGTGCTGTTCCGCTCCCTGGAGAGTATGCGCCGTAAGGAGCGTGTGAAGAGCGGTATGCCTGGTTTCGCAGATGGCGGTATGGCCGGAGAGATAGACAGTGATGATGTAGTGGTAGCCAAGGCGGATCTGGACCTCCTGACGGTAGCCATTAATAGACTTCTCACTACTCCGATCAGAGCGTATGTGGTGAATAGTGAAGCTAACGCCGTTCAGGAACTGAATGAACGTATCAAATCAATAACCAGTATCAAATGAAGCTGCATATAAACAATGGCGAACTGACGCTTCCTAGGGATTTCTCCTTTGAGATAGTGCAGAATAGTGCCTTCTTCTCAGGTGATGGCACTACCAGTATACCGGCTACTATACCGGCTACTCCTGCAGACCAGGCTAAACTGGGATGGCCGGCACGTCTGGGACGTAAGGATCGTTACGTCAATGCATATCCGGTGATGCTGGAGCATGGTATCTTCCAGAAGCGTGGCACACTGGTAGTAGATAGCGCTACGGAGCATGGCATAACCTGCTCTATAGCTCTGGAGAACTCCGATCTGTATGCCAAGTTCAAGGATAAGGAGATCAAGGATCTGATGGCAGATGAGGTGCTGACAAACTATAATACTGCCCATGATTGGGGTTTGTATTTCCAGACCGTATATATATTGAACGGCGCCAATGGATTCTGCGTGTTCCCTGTGGCCGTGGAGAAAGATGATGACGGATATCAGATGAACAATGAGCCTCTGATAGAGAGCGGTCATCCTATCTGGAGCCTGAATTATGCGGCCAGGGAGGTCCGTGAAGGTGATGCCTATGTAGCTGTGCCGGAGGGATACGGCATAGCTCCGTTCTTTTTCCTGTATGAGGCTATCCGCCGTATCATCAAGAAGTGTGGTTTCACTCTTACAGCTAACTGCTTCCAGACAGATAACCGTCTGAAGAACCTGGTACTGGTTCATAACTGCTCGGATGCCATTTGCTCCGGCACCGTGCATATAGCAGACCTGCTGCCTTCCTGTAAGGTGGGAGAGTTCCTGACCTGGCTGCAGAAGAAATTCAATGCCGTGGTGGATGTCAACTCATCCACTATGAAGGCTCAGGTGGTGCTGATGGAATCCATACTGTCCGGAACACCGGATATGGATATCAGCAGTAAGCGTCTGGGAGATATGACGTATCAATACTCTCCGTCCAGCCGTGTGATCCTCAAGTCAGACACATCACTGGATGGTGCCAGTCCTGCTACTGAGACTCTGGAGGCGCTGATAGAGAAGTATGGCAGCTGTGCTGATGTGACGGAACAGCAGTTTAATACCTACGGCAGCATGCCGGATGGTCTGGTACGGCGTAAGAGTACCGGAGATTACTATATCATCAAGCGAGATGTGGCTCATGGTAATTTTAATCCTGCATACGTGAAGGAGCGTGTAGGATCATCATACTTTACTTATGACCGGCATAACAGTGATCAGAGTGTGGATGAGAATGCTGCGGATAAGATGCCTCCTATGGTATTCCAGTCCGGAATGCTGATGCCGTATATTGGTGACCGTGTTAACTGCCGTACCGGTATCAATGAGAAGGAGGAGAATACTGATCAGGATATAATCGTAGTAGACTATGGAGGCATGGCAGCAGCTGGCACTTACAGGTATGGTACCACACAGGCTGCAGATGATTCCGGCGCAGTCCGCTCAGGTAAATATGAGATATTTGGTCAGAGTCTGTATGATCAGTACTGGCATAGGTTCAATAAGATGCTGCGTAATAACAAGGTATCTGTAAGTTCTAATCTCATTCTTACCATCAAGGATATTCTGCAGTATGACCTGTATAAGCTGAAACACATGGACGGCCAGTTGCTCATACCTAAATCTCTGCAGTATGAGGTAGGCCGTAGCATCCGCTGCATGGATGCGTCATTCTATCTGGTAAAGGATTTTGCTGACGGAGTGGATGATCAGGATTCTGTGATGCCTGCCACTCTATACCGCTGGGAGATAAATCTTTCAGAGCTGTTTGCAATTGAGGCTCAGGCATGGGAAGATTATCCAGGATTCCAGATAGAAGTTGATTATAATTCTGATGATCCATATCAGGGAGATCTGCCGCCGGTCTATCTACCTGCACCTACATCTCTTGGTCAGATTGCATATAAAATACAGCGTTCTGTGAGGGTATGGGTAAGGAATCCTATAAGTGGTAGTACAGAGACTTATTGGGATACTCATTACTGGCAGTGGTTTGATTCCGTTGCAATTTGATGTCTTAATACCTAAGTGGGTGTAATTGTACTTTTGGCATAGAAACAAGTAAGTCATGGCAACAGTAATACAGAGTCCGGATAGTCTCAGTCTGCTTCGTAACGTCAAGCACTTCATACTTAACACCACACAATCTGTGGCGTTGAAGCTGATGATAGGAGATGTGGTCATCATGGATGAGACCTATACTCCTGATGCTGATAACCGTGTGGATGTAGATGTGATGCAGGTTCTCTCTGAGCGCCTGTCTATATCCATACCTTCATCTGACAGTTTTGAGCAGACTGCAGGTAAGGCTACCGTTACCTATTACGTAGATGGAGCCCAGATATCATCCTTCGTGGCGATTGCCGGAGGTGTGCGTAAGCTAGCCGAGACTCCGGCTAATTTCTGTGCTGCTAACTGGATGACCTGGCAGCCGCAGACCAAGGCCGTAGGTTATGACTCTCCGGAGTTCCTGACCTACTACCATCAGGCTGCCGGAACTGTCAAGGCTATGATATATCCTAAGGTGGGAGATCCAGTGACTCTGACTCTCTACAGCGGCACTGCCGGAAAGCTGATGACCTATAACGTGGCTATGAGTCATATCTTTGCTCAGGCTACCGGTTATGATGCTGATGATCTGTATGGCCTGGTGGATGTATGGGTGGAGAACGGCTCCGGTACGAGACTCACTTATATCCAGCGTTATGTATTCTCTCCCTACCATGGTGATGAGCACTGCTTCTGCTGTGTGAACTCTCTGGGCGGCATTGATACGTTCATCTTCACAGGTGCCCAGCATCTGGTGCCCAATTTTGAGCGTGAGAGTGGCACACAGGGTGACAGCATAGTGGATATCTCTGAAGATCAGTCTCGCCGTTACAGCCAGCATACCGGTCTGGTGAGCCGTCAGATGGCGGCATGGCTATGGGATTTCTTCTCATCGGACCACCACTGGATACTGACCGCCGCCGGCATGGAGTCAATCGTACTGGATGCATCGGCCATGGATATATCTGATGAGGATGTCTCATCCGGATGTACCTTCAATTTCGTGCTGGCCGAGGATGGCACGCTGCTTAACGTAGATCGAGTAAGTAATGAAGGTGAACCTATAGAGGTAGAGTCACCGGACGGCGAACTTTTTTTTTTACCGCCTAGGATAGCGGATTTTCCGGAGGCAGAGCTGGATGACAGTCTGCTGTTCCTGGTGCAGACTCCGTTCTACCAGTCATGGCGTAAGCTGTCACTGGGAGAGTTCAAGGATTGGATCTATCAGATCATCCTTCCTACTTCACACGTACATGAGAATAAGGCAGTCCTGGATCAGTTCCACCAGAACCAGGGTGAGAACGTATCCTATGGAGATAACGAGATGGCCTATATGTCAGACGTCAATAAACGTCTGCGCCGTGACATAGAGGATACCGCTCAGGGCCTTATCAATTTCCTTGATGGCATCAAGTTCGGCACCTACCAGGCAGGTATGACCGGTCAGGGCGGATATATCGATGGCCAGGCTAATGCCGAGCTGGAGAGTATGCGTCTGCGCTCATTCCTTGAGGTGCCTGAGCTTCGCTATAACCGCGTATCGGTAGAGATAGGTAATAAGTGGAATGCTCCAGGTGGCGGTATCATAGAGAAGGTAGACGTGGATACGGATGTGGCAGGTAATCCGCTGGCTACCGGTACCATCACTCTGCATCTGGAGGATGGTGAGATAGGTACCGTGGCGGAGGATGATATCTGTATGGGTATTTATCATCATCTGACGGCAGCTGATAACGCAGATACCACTACCGATGACAGCCGTGGTAATTTCACCTTCTGTGGTTTTTCCACTTCATATTTCCGTATCACGGAGATCCTGGATGAGCGCTGCAGTAAGTTCCGTTATGTGCTGCGTGGCATATCTGCCAGATGGCAGTCCCAGATACATCCTACGGCCATGATGCATTTCGTGGGATACGGTAACTTTACCAATACGGCCAGACAGACCAGCCGTTACTCTACCAGAACCTATGAGCGTTATCTGGGTGGTGTCAATGACTGGGAGTTTACATCCGGTATGATTAAGGCGCAGTTCGGTGATCTGAGTAACCTGAACATATTCGGCCTGCAGATGTCCGGATACTCGGCATACCTTAATAACATATATATGTCCGGTACCATACAGCAGTTTGAGGAACTGCCGCTGCGTATCGAGATAGATACCAATGGTGACAACTTCCTGGCATACGGTGAGACCATGACGGTGACCTGCCGTGTATGGAAGGGCATGTATGAGGATGTGACTGATCAGGTGACTCTGTGGCAGATAGTACGTGACAGCGGTGATGCAGCAGCTGATGCAGCCTGGCAGAATAAGACCAAGGTGCAGGAGTTTGCTGGCAGCATAGTCATCAGCTTCACAGCTCAGGATAATGACCTGTCTACTGTGGCCAGCGTACTGAGCACACTGTTCACCATTACGGCATATATCAATTCACAATCTGCACAGGCAGTAATAACAATATGATATGGAGACTTCGAGAAAACGTATAAGAAGAGAGTTTGCGCCGCTGAGTGTGAGTATTGCGGTAGCATGTGACAGCGCCTATAGTCCGGTGACTCAGGTGTATGACAGTGAGGCTGCCGAGTATGAGCCGGACCGTTATGCGTCACCTACTGTGATACGTCCCATTATCACGGCCAATGCCACTGACGGATCATGGCCAGATCCGCATGCCAATCATGCTCTGACTGATATGCACTGGTATGCCAATGGTGTGGATATATCTACTATTGCCAGCTGGAGCGGTAAATACCAGATTGACCAGGTAGGTGCTACACGTGGCAGTCTGATCATCACACGTAACGTGGCTCCGTCAGAGCGTATATCTCTGCATTTTGAAGCAGTCCTGGCTGATAACCGTCTGGGTGTGAATATACCTATAGTGACGGATGAGATCATCCTGTCTACCATTGATAAGTCTGTGGACTCATGGTCTGCATCACTGTCTGCCGATAAGAGCATCATGTATAATCCGTTCCTGGATAAGCTGCACCTGTATGACTATAAGGTGGCACATGGCCTGATATCGGCATCTGCTGCCGGTGAAGCTGCAGCCAGGGATGGTAACGAGTATGAGCGTACCATAGCATTCCAGGTGTATAAGGGTGGTGTACGTCAGATATCCGGTTTCACGGTCCAGCTGTACCGCGTGGTGAATACCAGCTCTCTGACGGAACTGACTGCAGCTGATGATGAGGTGGTATCCATCTCTACATCTGCCGTAGTCCTGGATCTGCGCCTGATCGAGAAGGATAACTATATACTGCTGTTCAAGGTGGATGGAACCGAGATCTCTAGGGTGCAGTTCAGCGTGAGCCGCGTGTATCAGTCCTTCACCTGTGAGCCTACCAATGACAGTCCCATCATCTATGGCCAGACGGAGCGTTTTGATGAGGCTCAGGTGGATTCTGAGGGTAAGATAGTGGATTGTCCGGCATCGATCATTGAGATAGTATGGAAAACGGATAGCGCCTATCTGACTAATGTGACTCATAACGAGGGTGGCACTACTGAGTTCCAGCTAGCCAAGACCGGTGTGGGACAGCTGGCTACTGATGACTGGCTGGATATATATACCACAGCCATCCAGAAACCGGCATACAGCGTGGCTATCGATGAGGATGCCAATATCCTCACAGATGAGAACGGTAATGACTTAATATTTAACTGATATGAAGTATGTGGTTTGTCCGATAAGTGCTGCCGAGAATGCCGGATTCTCGGTGCATTATCACCTGATGAATGAGAGTGATATCGTCCTGAACGAGAAGGAGGTGATGTCATCATCCGTGCCAGGTGATACCTTGGCACAGCGTGCCAGTCATCTGGGTGGCAGAGTCTATCCTATTGCAAAAATCAAGAAAAAATTCAATACGAAATGAGTGAAAATTATTCTGCACAAGCATCTATCACCGTTAAGCGTATGCGTAACGGTGACAGTATCTTCCTGACTCTGGAAGGTAACGGTAAGCCGCTGTTCCAGGCGGTAGATGATCAGACCTCACCTGTATCCGTCTCTCCGGACTGGACGCAGGCCGCCAATCAGCCGGTGGTAACGCCTCATGCATCTACTACCAGGAATCTGCTGGTATCTCTCTCTAATCACAGCTGGAGTTATAACGGCGTGCAGCTGGTATTCAATGGTGCTACATCCGGAGACTGGATCACTGACAGTACCGGTAAGTTCCAGCTCAACTCACAGACCGGTGCCATCAAGATCATAGCAAACCTGGCCAGTGCCACTAACATAGCCAATGATACGCTGCTGTACTCCTGTATAGCAACTGTGGCCGGTGTGGAGTATAACATGTCTAAGTCTGTGGATATCGTCATCCAGAAGGGTGGCGCATCATCATACTATGGCTTCGTGACAGCCAGCACACTGCAGCTGGACTCTTCTCATACTACAGCTACTCTGGTGGCTAACCTGTGGCTGGCCGGAACCGGTGATGTGCCGTTCTATGTGAAGTGGTATAAGGGTAATACCGAATGGAGTGCCAAGGCCGGATACTCTGAGATCACCGTCACCAGGGATGACGTGGATGGCGCACAGCTCATCATAGCTGAGTTCTATCTGAACCAGGGAGATGCTAACTATGTATACCGGTACGGTGTGTCAATCATAGATACTCTGGATGAGATTATAGTAGTACCGTATATCTCATCAACCAATAAGGAGGTGGATGTGAATAAGCCTGTCACCGTGGCTGCACGTATCATACGTGCTAGCACCGGTGCTGAGCTTACTCCTTCCAGCGTGACATGGGTGTTCACTCTGATGGATGGTGTCACATGGACGCAGCTGGCCACATCCTCATCCTCATCAATTCAGGTCACTACCGATCATACGGATCAGCAGGATGGTTCGTATCATGATGTAGTGGTCCTGGTAGACGCAAGTTTCACATCACTAACATAATTACACTATGGCAAAAAAGAATCTGGCTACTGCACAAACCGTGCAGTCAATGTTACGAAGTAACTGCATCCTTATCGAGGTGGACGGTGCCATCCGCCGTATCTCCCTGGATAACCTGATGAATGCAATCAATGAAGGTAATGAGGAGCTGCTGAGAGAGGTGGCATGGGGTGTACCTATCAAACAGGCCACACAGTCATCACCGGCATGGGGCCGCGTGGGTAATCTCGACATGTGGGCACAGTATAAGGCTTTGACTGGCCGTTACCTGCTCAAGAATAACGGTAAGGCAGCTAAGCTGTCTGTAAGTAACTCAGGCGTGTATGCTGATGGTACCACACTGGATGAGTCCATCGGCCATGTCATAGTTCATGCTCCCAGGCTTTATTACCTGGTTAAGATTGATGCTGTAACCAGTATCCCATATCTGTGGATGTCAATGCTGCCTATCGGTGGCCATTACATCGAGGCCGTCAATCTGGGTGCTTACCTGGGTTCGGTTCAGAGCGGAGCACTGGTATCACGTTCCGGCGTGGCTCCTACCGGCAGCAAGACCATCAACGAGTTCTGGACTGCAGCTCAGGCCAATGGCGCGAAGTTCGGCCTGATGTCTTATGATCACATGCGCTGGCTTATGATGATGGCTCTCTCAGAGTATGGTAATCCCAATATCCAGGCTATGCTGGGTAACGGTATCACCGGTAGTAACAACAGTTCTGATTATACCACTCCGCTGTCATGGCCTCTGGGTGAAACCAAGTCCCTGGGTGACGGATTCGGTAAGGTGGATAAGTCATGGACCACCAGCGGCGGTACTGCAGTACAGGATGCCTGTCATGTCAGTGTGCTGGGCGTGGAGGATCCGTATGCTCTGATGTGGCAGATGCTGCAGGGCGTATACTGCGGTAACTCCGGCAACTCTGATCAGGATGGCACTGAGGTGTTTGTATACCAGGGTAACCGTCTACCTTCATCTTCAGAGCTTACCTCTCATCCTGCAGGTGATTACCGTCAATTCACCAGACTCACCAGCTCGAATTATATTGTCCGTGAGATCCTGGGTGAGTTCTTTGATCTGTTCCCATCGAATCTGACCGAAGGCGGCAGCTCATCTTACTGGTGTGACTACTCCTGGGCGAATACCACAGGCCAGCTGGTTCTTCTGGGCGGTGATGCGAATAACGGTGCGCGCTGCGGTCTCGCTTGCGTGTACTCGAATCACGCCTTCTCGCTCTCGGCTGTGGGTCTCGGCTCTCGCCTTGCATATTATGGCGATATAGAGATAGTGAATGGTCATGATCTGGCCACAGCGTAGTTTGACATTCTGATATCTTCTGGCAAATCCTCCGGAGGCCGTAAGGCCGTCCGGAGGTAGGCAGGAGGAAGTAAGAGCTGGTTCTTCTGGGCGGTAATGCGAATAACGGTGCGAACTGCGGTCTCGCTTACGTGAACTCGAATAACGCCTTCTCGAACTCGAATGTGAATATCGGCTCTCGCCATACATAGGATTAAAATTCTGATACACTTCCTCAGCCTTGACCATGCACCTAGTAGTGCATCGTATCCGGATTAACGTCCGGGATGTCAGAACACGGATCGCGGAAAGGCCGTTGCATGGCGGCAAGTGGTGCTGGTAGGTTCATTCTCGAAAGCTCCAGGCGGTCATCCAATGCAAGAGGCATGGATGATATTATCAGGTCTGAATAAGACAGTATGGCTTATGACAAAAAGAAGAGGATATCTCATTGAACAGATAGCCGACATGGATAACCTGCGTAAGGCGGATCTGGAAGCTCAGAGCGGAAAGGTCCGCAAGAACAGGTATATCCGGCGGCATAACGAGCATGCAGAAGAGGATCTGCAGGAGCTGCGGCGGATGATTCTGGAGCTGGATTTTCCACCTGTGGAGTATTCCATGATGAAGGTGTATAATGACAGCGGTAAGACCAGAGAGATAGCACGTCAGAACTATTATCCGTGGCGTATCCTGCATCATGCTATCATACGTGTCATAGGTAAGGATATCTACCGGAACCTTATCTATGACACTTTTGCATGCATACCAGGTAAGGGCCTTCACTTCGGTGTGAAGCGTCTGAAGATGTTTCTGAGACGTTATCCGGAATATACCTGGTACTGGAAAACAGACTACAAGAAATACTATCAGTCCATTCCACATGAGCTGGTCATCAAACGCCTGAGACATCATTTCAAGGATGAGCGCTTCATCCAGCTGATGGAGATGACCATTCTCAGTTATGACTCCGGTCCGGAGATATCAGAAGCATTGAAACAGGAATATGAAAAACGAGAAAAGAGGGATCACCATAGGCGCATTCACAAGCCAGCCTCTGGGCGGATTCGTAGCCAGTCCTATAGCTCATCACATGAAGGAGAAGCTGCGCTGCAAGTGTCTGCTCATGTACTGTGATGATACTCTTGGCCTGGCACGCAGCAAAGCGGAATGCTGGTCGCAGCTGAATGAGTATATACGTATATCTGATGCTGAAGGTCTGGTCATCAAGGCATCTATGGTGGTGGCTCCTATCGCACATCTGGTGAATGATAATGGCAAACGCAAGAAAAAGAGACGCCGGCAGCGGTCACGAAAAAGGCCGAAGGATTGATTTCCTGGGATATCAGTTCAGCAGAGAGCGTGTCCTGCTCAGGAAAAGCATAAAAAAGAACTTTGCAAGGAAAGTAAAGACCAAGGATGCTGAACGCAGACGGCAGATACTGGCCAGCTACTGGGGATGGTGCAAGTGGGGTAACTGCCGGCATTTATGGAATGTGTTAACCGATAATGATATGAGTTTTGCAGATAAGGGTATAAAAGGTGAGAGCGGATTCCGTAACGGAAAGCGCTTTTTCAATGTGCCGTCCAAGGCCATCATGGAGATAGTGAATGTTCCTATCACAGTTGTAGACTTTGAGCCTGGCATAGATATCGATGCCGAGCGTAAGGACCGGTACTCAGTTCTGTGTAAGGATGCGTCCGGTAATGAGTTCAAGTTCCTGACCAGTAGCGGTAACATTAAATACGTGCTGGATCAGGCACGTGAGAAGGAGAAGGCAGGTACCCATATCTTCCCTGTGGATAACGTGATAGTAAAACGTAAGTCCTATGGGGAAGGAAAGTACATGTATATCTTTGACGAGTAAATTATTCCGATATGAAAAGTATAATCAATCTTTCAGAGCTGCCGGCATCCGGCGTGCTGGTTATCGTTGAGGGCGTTCTGATCCGCCTGTTCTTTGATTTTGAGCCGCATGTGGCTCCTGAAGGCGAGGAGCAGCCGGAGAATCTGTATGACTGCGTGAATGTGGATGCTGAAGGCCGTACCAAGGCTGACCTGGTAAGTGCCATAGTCAATGACCGCTACTCGGCAGATCAGGTGCAGGCTCTCACTGCTAACTATGCCATGGCGCAGGATCCGGAGTCCGGTATCAGTGAGGAGAAGCGTCAGGAGTATAATGACGAATATGCTGCATACCAGGCATGGCGTGCTCATGCTAAGGATGTAGCCATCACAGCTCTTCAGTATATCTGATGATACAAGCCAGAGGCCATACGGTGGTACGCCGTCATGCCAAGGACGGCTCCAGTATCACTATCCTGAATCAGAGCATCAAGTATGCCCAGAGTGACAGTGGTACCGTTCATCCTGTCAGTGGATGGCAGGACAGTGTGCCGGCTGCCAATAACGGTAAGTATATCTGGACGTGGATCCATATTCAGTATTCTGACGGATCTGCATCAGATGCCTATTCTGTGTCACGTCTGGGTATTGACGGTAAGGGTATTCAGAGCAGTGTGGTTACCTACTGCCAGAAGGCCAATACCAATACCGCTCCGGAGAATTTCCCATCCTCAGACTGGGGTAGCTTCCCTACCAATCTGACTGACGGATATTGGCTTTATACCAGGACTGTGGTGACCTACAGTGATGGTGATACTGCCACATCCTACAGCGTGGTACAGATAGGACAGGGTTCATACTATGCCGGCCTGCAGGAGTATTATGCTGCATTTGCATCAGCAGATCATTCACAGATCAGCGGATATCCTGATAAGAATCCGTCCGGCAGCTGGGCGACCAAATGGCCGGAGCTGTATGTGTCAGGTGAGACTCCATCCATCAATACCTCTCTGTGGAAAACGAGCAGAGCAGCCGTGACACTGGATGCTTCCACTCCCTATCTGTGGAACTTTGAGATCAGTCGTGACAGCCATGGTAACCAGTATGTGACTGAACCGGTATGCATAGGTAACTTCGCTAAGGGTATCACGTCTGTGGTGGAGGCATACGCCATATCCGCTCAGAGCGTGGCTCCCAGCGGCCAGTCATATCCTTCAGATATCAGCAGCTGGGTGGATGAGTCACATGATGCGGCACCTACTACAGCTAAGCCGTACCAGTGGAACCGTACCATCACTACCTATAATGACAATACAACCAGCACCAGGTATCATGTCAGTGCCGTCAAGGGCGGTAAGGGTGATCCAGGTGATGACGGTGTGATATATTTTCTGCTGCCGTCAACCAGGCAGATCATGCGGTATCAGGATGGCTCTCTGACTCAGAGTACCATATCCTGCCTGGCTAAGAAGCAGGTGGGTGCTGCGCTGCCTGTGGCTGCATCGGACTGCACTATGAAGTATCATTATGTAGAGGCCGGCGTGACATCATCACAGTCATCATATAGCGGTGGCAATATCAATATAGGTCTGTGGTGGACGGAGGTGGTGTTCCATCTCTTCAAGTCTGGCTCCGAGATTGCTACGGAGACTGTCAAGATCCAACAGGCACCAACCAGTCCAGGAAAGAATCTGCTCTCAGGAACCAACTTCATAGATAAGCCGGCAGATACCACTGACTTTGCAGACAATAAGGAGGTAACTCCCAATGCGCTTCAGGGTGAGGCTTCACTGGCATGTATTGCATCTCCTACCAGCAGTGAGTACATCAACTTCTTCAGGCAGGTGATCAATAATAAGATAGAAGCCAGTCAGTGGTATACTCTTTCCTTCTGGGCACGTAGCAGGGCCTGTCAGATAGATGTTAATACCACCAGTCCGAATTATGGATTCGGATGGGCCAATATATATCTGCAGGCTGGTTATACCATTAAGCTGACGGTAAGAGGCAGCGTATCCAGTGCCGCTCTTGCTGCTGGCAGAGACCTGCGTGTGTATGTGTTCAATTCAAACTGGTCCTTCTGTCCTTGGCTGACAATTACCAGCACATCTACCACAGAGGTATCAATGACCTTCACTGTTCCCAGTTCCGGATCATACCAGATAGGTGCATACTGTTTCCAGGAACCTAACGGTGGAAATAGTCCAGTATCAGGACAAACGGTGACGGTGGAATGGTATCAGCTGCAGTACGCTAATCCGCTGCTGACATATATTTATCCCAGTTTCATTGATACTGCTGCCATCCAGGTAGCAGATGGCAGCAGGTGTCCTTCATCACCTGCCGATGGATGCGTCAACTGGAGCCTGACGGAGGCGTGGAAGTATTGCACCTTCTCCTTCAAGGTTAAAAGTACGCTGCCAAGTACCAATAATATGGCTCTGTTCCGTCTGCCTACCGGCGCCAATGGTGTGGAGATATGTATGCCAAAACTTGAGCGTGGTGTGTTTGCCACTGCCTGGGGCCGTGCCGAGACTGATAAGACCGGTGCCGAGGGTGCCACTTTCAATGTCACAGAGTGGAATAACGGCGGTAACGGTGGCATTACCTACCGCTTCAATGAGACGCTTACAGGTGATATCCGTGTGATAGATATAGTCACTGTCACTACTGCCAATGGTTTTACTGCGTATGTATGTATCAAGACTCATACTACTACTGCAGCCAATACCATACCGGTTACTAATACTACCTACTGGCAGCAGCTTAACAGCATGGCTCCTATCTACACGTCACTCATTATGGCTGCTAATGCCGTCATCAACTTTGCTCAGTCCCAGCGTATAGCCATCATTCAGGATGGTGCTGTCAAGGCTGGAATGGAGGCCGGAGAATATCCTATATGGGCAGGTGGTGCCACACCTTCAAATGCACCATTTAGAGTCCATAAGAACGGAGGATTATATGCGACTTCTGCGGACATAGAGGGTGCTGTAAAGGCAAACAAGTTTGCGATGCCTTTTATTACCACTCCCTATCAGGATGTATATAACTACACTATTGATTCTCCGTGTAATGTTCGCCTGTATACAGGACTCGGAATGTATACAATCACTCTTAATATGCCTGATGGAAATACAGCATTCGATGGTAGAAGAGTGGTAGTTTCCTGGGGTGCTATGAGAACAAGAAGCGAATGTTCTCATGCGATAACAGGTAATTTGAGATGTCCCCATAAAGATATCGTTAATCAGACAACTGGTGCTGTTACAGAAAAATGGGCCTCAAGAATTGAGACTATTTCATCTGGTATAGTTGAATTATTGTGTGTTGACGGTCACTGGTGGATAATGAACATTCTTGGCCAAGGTATGGATTATACGTTCACTTCATAGCATTATTCATTCACTAATTATCAAAGTTATGACAGATTATTGGACTTTATTTGCCGCTATAGTAGCGGTAGTGAGTGCAGCAGCTGCTGCTCTGATCAAGTTGTTTAACGTCAAGACCGGCTGGCTGAAGCAGGTGATATCATGGCTGGTGGCCATAGGTCTGACCTTTGCTGCATGGGCCATCGGCATGCTGCCTTCACTGGGTGAGCCGGCCTGGTTATATGTGCTGATCCAGGGTGTGTGTGTAGGTCTGGTTAGTAACGGATTCTATGACATACCTGCCATCAAGAAGTTCTACGAATGGCTTTTTCATTTGGGGAAGAAGAGTGAAGAGGAATAGGGTTTATTTGGTTTGATTGGAGGCAGGCCATCCGGAATCATCCGGATGGTCTGTCCTTTATATGGGTACCACTTGCTGATAATTTTGTTTCAGTTTTTAACGGCCTATGAAATTGAGTACAAAAGGCCAGCTTCGCCTGGCTTCATGCATGTGCATCTTCGGATGCTCATTGGTTGCAGCTGGATTCGTAGTTAATCCAGCTGGAGTGATAGATCCTACAGTTCTGACGGCATTCGGTGAGATTCTGACCTTTGCCGGTTCTATTATTGGTATTGATTACTCTTACAAGCGTGGTCTGCGCAAGCGTGAACAAGAACAGGAGGAAGAGGAGAATAAATGACCTGCGCCGTAATCATACCTGTCTATAAGACACAGCCATCCAGGACGGATCTGCTCAGCATAGAGCAGACGCTGAAGGTGCTGCATCCCAGGCATGAGGTGTATTACCTGGCTCCGGAAGGAATGGATCTGAGTGCCTATCCTCCTGCAGGAGTGATGGAGGCTCCGCGTAGGTTCTTTACTGGCCGTAAGAGCTATTCAGAACTGTGCTGCCGTCCGGAACTCTATGAGGCGCTGGCTGGTTATGATTACATGCTTATCATGCAGCATGACGGATGGGTGTTCCGTGATGACCTGGATGAGTTCATGAATCTGAACTATGACTACATAGGTGCTCCCATCATAGTAGGTGCATGGAAGTTTGAGCGGCCTCTGATAGGTAACGGTGGCGTATCCCTGCGCCGTGTAAAGACCTTCATCAAGGTGTGCCGCTGTTATGGTCCCAGAAGCACTGAATATCATCCGGAGGATGTGTTCTTCTGTGTGCTGCGCCGTCCGCTGCTCAGGATGGCGCCTAACGAGGTGGCTGCACGTTTCAGCCTGGAGCATCATCCGGAGAAGTATGAGCAGCTGCTGCATCACCAGCTTCCTATGTTCTGTCATCGGCCATGGGACCTGGGTTATTATGATTCATACTGGAAACAATATATACCGATATGATAGACGTAAGACAATTAGAAAACAGCTGCGGCAGCACCGTATGTGCTTACCGCGGTAAGGGAAGGGGCGTATGCTCTTTTAAGGAGGGCATGTTCTGCCCAATGTATACGGTGTATAAGCCGGAGTTCTTTGTGGAGAAGGAGTTTCAGAACTGCACGCCTCCGTGCAGCATGCAGGACGTCCATCCTGTTTTTCTTAAAGTTCTGGATGATGTACGCCGTGAAGCCGGCATTCCTCTGGTAATAGTATGTGTTTACCGCTCCAAGGAGCATGATCTGTCTAAAGGGCGCTCCGGAAAAGGTGCGCATACCTATGGCCTAGCAGCCGATATTCGTTGCACTAAACCGGCTAACCGCTGGAAGATAATAATGGCAGCCATTAAGGTGGGTGTAACCAGGATAGGCATAGCTCCTACTTATATCCATCTCGACATAGGTGAGAATGCAGGTCTGGCTCCCAATGTATTATGGGTATATGACAATGGCAAAGCTGTCTAAACCATACACCGTCATGACCATCATCATAGGTAACTATGAGATGGTACATGAGATTAAGCAGAAATCACAATTTGCCAGATACCTGCTTATCACAGACCGTGCGGATCTGAAGTCTGATACATGGGAGGTCATCTATGATCCGGAGCTGCAGGGTAGCAATTTCCATAAGGTGATGGATATCCGCTGGCATCCGTGGCGTTATACCAAGGATGAGATAGTAGTTTCTATTGACGGCAGCATAGGTGTGAATGAGAGCCTGGATGATTTGATCTGCCAGTTTGTGAACGGAGGATATGAGCTGAGTCTGATGGTACATCCGTACCGTGCCACTGCCGATGCTGAGTACAGCACCTGGATATCACGCCGTAACTATCCGGCACAGCGTGCCAGATGGCACCGTGAACTGATGCAGCGCTGTGGCTATGATACTGCAGCCTACCGCGGCCTGTATCAGATGACCATGATGATACGCCGGCGCTGCCGTCTGGTGGAATCCTGGAATAATATCAACTGTGGCCTGCTGATGATGGCCGGCGGCTACGAATATGACCGTCTGGATCAGGTGCTGGTATCCTTCAGTCTGAATAAGTGGTTCCCTGCAGCACGTGTCATGTGGCTGAGTGAGATGGTTATTCATTCCAGGTATCTTACCTGGTACCGGCATGGATCTGACCAGCAGAATATACCAGGTAAGTTCATAGAGCCGTATGGGTTCAATAATAGAGTGGAGGTGGTTATATGAGACGTCTTATCTTCATACTTATGGCCGTTATGCTGCTGGCCAGCTGCCGCAGTACCGGTTATCTGGGTGAGCCTCCGGTGGAGACTCATTCAGACAGCACCAGCGTGTCTCATCAGAACACCACTACCAATACCGTCTATCATGAGCGTGAGGTGAAGGATTCCACCATTATAATATATAAGGATTCCATACAGCGTATAGAGCACTGGCACTATGAGCGTGACCATACCTATGAGAAGTATCTGCAGAATATCATAGACTCCCTAATCAAGGTTAAGCAGGATAGTATTCCGTATCCTGTTCCGGTATACAAGGAAGTACCGGCCAAGCTCAACAGGTGGCAGCAGCTGCAGATGGGACTGGGAGACTTGACATTCATCATCATTATCATATATGCGGTAGTCTGTTTCATGAAACGCCGGATTAAATTGTAATCTTGCGTCTGGGAGTGTGCTGACCGTGAGGCCGGCACATTCTGTCTAGAAAATGCCGGAGCGGTGCCGGATGATATCATTTGCCTGAGCGATATCATGAGGTGTGTAGATGTCCGTCATAAGCAGGCTGTGATGACGTGCCTGGTTACGTACCGATAGCAGATCCGTGTTATCTTTTATCAGATCTGTGATGCCGGTATCCTTCAGAGAGTAGAATTTCCACTCCATGGGGAACTTGAGATCCTTCCTGATATGATGGTCCCAGAAGTCTGAGAACTGTTTGGCTGTGTGCCGTTCACGGCCTGGCATGCATTTGGCCGAGAAGAGGTAATATGTGTCCGGCTGCTCGAAGATCCGGAGCTGGATCATGAGACGTATCACCTGATCAGGCAGCGTAACCGTGGCTCCTTTGCCGTTCTTGCTGCTGTAGTCCGGAATGTATATAGTACCTCTCTCTACGGATATATGCTTCAGCTGGATGTAACTCATCTCATTTGGCCGGATGAGGCAGTAGTATAGCACGTAACAGGCCAGCAGGAAGTGTGGGTTCTGCTCCTGGCAGTAGGTGCGTAGGCGCTGCATGGCTTCTGCCGGTATGATGGTACGGTTCTTACCGCTCTGGGCCTTACCGCCGAATAGCTGAAGGCCATCGGCGGCATCCAGCTCTATATATTCCTTGCTGAGCATCCACTTGCTGAATATCTTGAGCCAGGTGACGTAATTATTCCTGGTACGTATGGAACGTCCCTGATCCAGCCAGATCCTGTCAATGAAACGGCTGAGCAGGCGGCGGTCAAACTGGAAGGTGTAATGCAGCTTCTCATCCTTGGCCCAGGAGCAGAAGGCATCGAGCATACGCAGGTAGCCGTATATGGTTTTCTCCTTCAGACATCCATCCGCCTTGAGGCGGCCCAGTGTGCTGCGGTAATTGTCACATGCATCGGCCCAGGTGGTGAAGGTGTCCGGTGACTGGTAGCAGATCCAGGGATTCCATCCGTTCTGAAGCTGCTCAGTGAGACGCTGCATGACATCCTGTGCATACCGGCGGCGGTCTGCAGTCTTTTTGATTTTGGGTGATACTCGGAGGCGTTTGCGCCTCATCTTCCCTATCTCAGGATCAAAGGCGTTAAAAGTTATGTACCAACACTTTCCAGTGGATAACTGCGGCAGAGAATACTGCCTAATACGTGCGTGCGCGGAATTTTGATAAGACATTTTTTTTTCTTTCCGGAGACTATCATCCCCAGAAAGAAACGTGTCACAATTTTGTCGCAGTGAAACGGCTTTTCGATGCTCTATCTTACTGATACTGAGTGCATCTGACTCCGTTTTGTTGCGGAGGAAGGATTCGCGTGCCGGTTCCGGCTTTTTATAAATCATTCTTTTCCAATATATTACAAAATCAATTCTGGCTCATTTTGAGCCGTTTTGTCGCAATTTTGTCGCAGCGACATCATGCCTCTATCACTTCTGTAAATGGGAATAGACAGTACCAGCATCCTTTGCAGGAAGAGCTATCCCCCCCATTCTCAGAGTTTCTATTATCTCCTTCTGATATTCTATGGTCTCTCTCTGGGCGCTTATGGTCTCTCTCAGGGAAGCTATCAGTTCTGAATGTTCGCCGGTGCCATCTGCTGCCGGTGTCTCTCCATATAGCGCTGCTATGGTAATGCCCATGGCGGCGCTTATTTTTTCCAGTAAGCCACTTTTAACATCTGCTACGCTTAATGCCTGGTTCAGATGCTGCGGAGTCATATCTAGCAAACGTGCTGCAGAGGCCATTGTATAACCACTTTCGGTTATAATTTTCTTTAGATCATCTCCGGTCATAAACACAACAATTTACATTTATTGAAAAAAATATCCTAAAGTGTTTGCATATATAAATGGAAGTGTTTACATTTGCACAACCGATGCACAAACGAAACACAAACGAGAGTGCAAACGGAGGGCAAAAGTACTAATTATTAACTAATTCATCAAGATTATGGTTGCAATAATTGTTATTGTTGGACTATTCGTGATTGGAGGCATCCTGATGATGCTGGTTCTTCTCTCTCTGGCTTCCAAGCCTACTGAATGCTACCGCTGCAAGTTCTATGATTATGGGTTCTGCACCTTCCATAAGAAGCAGGTGAAGGGTACGGATCTGCCGTGTGATGACGGTGAGGTGGTTATGCAAATGGGTAATCCTTATAGATTCTGAAGATATGAAAAAGGCTATCGCAATTTATCTGGGTATGGCACTGATCCTGACTCTGCTGACAGCGGAGAGTGAGAAGGTGGGTGTGCTGGTGTTTGTTCTGGTTAACCTGGCAGTGGCCATAGCACTGGCTCAGGCTTACGGAGTCATCGATGACCTTAATAAGATGGATGTATGAATTACGCTTCTTATGATGATCTGGCCGGCGTGATCCGGACCAACCTGTGGAAGATTCCGTCTGACGTGGATCTGATTGTAGGTGTGCCGCGTTCCGGCATGATAGCAGCTCTGATGATGGCTGAGTATCTGAATAAGCGCTGCACTGACCTTAATGCTTTCATAGATGGCCATCCCTTATATGAAGGCGTGAGAGGTCTGAACTGCCGTGAAGGTAAGAAGGGTAAGGTGCTAATCCTGGAGGATACGGTGAACCTGGGTTTCTCCATGGATGCGGTAAGGGCGCTGGTGGAACGTGTCAAGGATAAGTATGAGATCATATACGGTACGGTGTTTGCCGAGGGTGCCCATGCCAAGAGCATGGTGGATATCTATCTCACAGATAACTTCATTCCTGGTGATGAGGATTGGTTCTATGAGTGGAATATCCTGCACCATGGAAAGAATGAGCTGTGCATGTGGGACCTGGATGGACTGCTCTGCAAGAATCCTCCTGATGACAGTGACCTGGTGGCTTATGAGAGATACATCAAGGATCCTATCCCCATGGTTATTCCTACCTATCCCATAGGCGCATTCGTGACATACCGTCTGGAGAAGTACAGGGAGATCACAGAGGCATGGCTGCGCAGCCAGGATGTGCGTTATGGCCGTCTCATCATGTTTGATGCTCCGGACCGTGAGGCACGTAACCGCTATATGTGTGCAGCAGCTTACAAGGCCAAGATATACCGGAATAATCCTGGATTCCTGATGTTCGTGGAGAGTGATACGGAACAGGCTGAGCAGATCCATGTGATGTCTGGTAAACCTGTGTTCTGCTTCGAGAACGGTAAGATGTATAAGTAACTAACTCAAACCAATTAAATACAGTTATGGAAAGTAAATCATTTAAGATCTGGGATAAGAATAACAGTGTGCCCAGGAAGGAGAGAAAAATCATTATCAGTGTACGTAGAGACCGTATTGTGTTCCCCAAAGAGACATGCAAGGCCATCAATCTCAAGGAGGGTATGGAACTGACGTTCCTGCAGGCCACTGACAATCCGCAGCTGTGGTTTCTGGTTAAGAGCGGAACCGAGGGCATGAGAGTATGCCAGGAGAAGAATGGTACCATGCACGTGAAGGCTGCTACCATGTGTGCTGAGCTGTTCCGCCTGTCAGGATCTGACGGTGCTTTTAGAGTAAGGATATCCACTACTCCGGAGACGTTTCCTAAGGCTGCAGGCTTACCGGCTGCAGGGTATAGGATCTACATGAATGAGATAAAGAAGTGATGCCATGCTGCTGCAGGTGGAGAATACCAAGGACGGCTATGTGGTATCCGGAGTGTTTGTTGATCAGGATGGCTGTGGCCGCTGGCGTAAGATCATGAATTTTGGTGGCCGTCAGGGTGACGCTATCTGGGCATGTCATTCATATCTGCCCAGGTTGGATGAGCTGGAGCTGAAGCAGCTGGCCAGCAACTATGATAAGAGTGTGCAGTATAAGGTCAGCGGCCTGCAGGCAGTGAGAGCAAAGGAATATAAATGAATTTAATTCACTTTTTATACTTACCAATATGATAGATGAGAAAAAGATCCTGAATGCCTACAGAAATGGCAGCCAGGAAGAGAGAGAGTTACTGATGAAGTTGATGGAGCCTAGCTTTATAGAGGAGCACATCACTGAGATAGTTCAGAGTTATGAGGATGCTGTTAAGATGGTAGGAGATGACCTGCCTCTGAGCGTGCTCAGTAAGATGCCTAAGCACCTGCAGGCACAGCATAAGCTGGAGGTGATCACCAAGGCGCTTAACTGCGGATGGCGTCATCCTCAGGACGGTGAGACCTGGTGCTACTACGTATGGGGCCGTTTCTATGACAAGGAAGAGATAGCCAAGATGAGCCAGGAGGATAAGGATAAGAGTATCCTGGTTCTTCTGGGCGGTAGTGCGGATCCCGGTGCGCACTGCGGTCTCGCTTGCGTGAGCTCGGGGGCCGCCTTCTCGGGCTCGCATGTGGCTGTCGGCTCTCGCCTTGCTTACAAGACTTGGGAGCTGGCGGAGTATAGTGCTCAGCAGTTCCGTGATCTCTGGGCAGAGACTCTGTTCTATTTGCCGGTACAGGAAGATGAGGAGAAAGCGGATAAATAATGTTTTATACCGGTTACCGGCAGATGACCGTGAGGCTCTTATGGCAGCTATGGATGGTGTGATCATCTACTCCACTTACAAGGGCCGTCCGGTCATGCTGGTTCCGGATGATTACAGGTGGTATGGTGAGAATCAAGATCAGAGGTAAGAGAATCCTGAAGGACTTCTTTGAGAAGCATGGTAATTGTATTGGTGAACAGGAATGGATTGATAGAGGCGTAGAGAGTTTTATACCTATGTTTTCACAGCCTGATACTGTGTTTATCATTCCATGCGCTGGTGCGTCTAAGGCTGATATTATTGATAATGTAAGTGACGTGCTAGCCGAGGATGGGTTTAACATTGATGAGGTGGAATTTCAAATAACAAAATAATTATGAGAACAGTAGCAAAAGTTTGGGAAGGCGCGTCAGAGGATGCCAGGCATGACATGGTGACGCGGATCATGAGTCAGGGCCGAGTAGCACCGTCCACAGTCTATATGTGGATGCGTGGTGACCGTAAGCCGCAGCATCTGTACCAGAAGCTGATACAGAGCACTATCCAGCGAGTGACAGGTGACAGTATTCCTCTCTCAGAGCTTTTCCCATTATGAAAGATGACCTTGTACTAGTAGTGATACCGTACTACGGTGGTGGTGCGCAGGGTAATGAGCTTGACCTGGCTATCTGCGGATGGCATTCTCATTTCTGCCACACTAACTATAAGATAGTACTGGTAGGAGAGGAACTGCCTCAGCGTTATGCCGGCAGTGAGAATGTGGTGCTCATGGAGAGTAAGCGCGTGGATGGCCAGCCTGGTAGTTACCGGCAGCATCTGGATTATGTGAGCTGCTTCATGAAGGTATATGAGCGCTATGGCCAAGTGACCAGGGGTTTCATCTTTACAGCTGATGACGTGTATGCGGTAAATGATTTTGACCTGGCTGACGTGCAGATCCTGAAGGCTCATGCTCCGTCATTCTGCGGAGATCCTAACAGCACAAACGGATGGAAGCGTGACATGGCCAAGACCAGGCAGCTGCTGGACCGTGAGGGTATGCCGTGTGTAAACTTCACCACTCATCTGCCTCAGTGGTATGACTGGGATAAGCTGCTGCTCATATACGCTCTTTATGATATGCGTATCACCAGTTATGTGTTTGAGAATGTCTATTACAACCATTTCTGTTCCAGACGTATTCCGGAGATGCTGGACGGCAGTGACCGTTACCGCCTGGGTGTATGGTGTAAGGATGACGTGAAGAAGGTACGTGACGCTATGACCAGTAAGATCTGGATAGTGAACAGCGTGGAGGGATGGAGCCGTGAGCTGGAACGTACCATTAAGGAACACTATGAAGATCTGGAGATATGATTAAGAAGGATGATATATTTCTGGCCACTGAGGGCGGAAAATCCGTCATCGTGCATTATTATCCTCAGGCATCGGCCTGCTTCACCGGTAGAGGTAAGAACTTCAAGATCCGTGAGGATGACCGTAATCCTTCCTGTACCGTTTTCGAGAAGGAGGGTGTATGGTTTATCCAGGATAAGGGTGGAAGTGATACCAAGGCTTATACGGCCATTCAGCTGGTGCAGCGTGAGGAGCATCTGACCTTCGCACAGGCCATCGAGTGGATCGCAGCCAAGTTTGCTCCCCATCTCCTGGGAGAGAAAACGGTGAGCACCAGGCCACAGCCTAAGATGGAGGAGGTGAAGGCGCAGAATATGATATCGGTACAGCACAGGCAGTCCGGAGAGTTTACGCAGGCCGAGCTGGATATGCTGGGATACAAGATCACTCCGGAGCTGTGCAAGGATCTGCACCTGGAGCCGCTGGACTCCTATATCACAGCTAAGAACCAGAAGGGTAAGAGTTATAAGATATCGGCTACCGAGACGTATCCCATCTACTACTACAATTACGGTACCTGGGGTAAGATATACCAGCCGCTGGGTGATATCAGGTTCTTGTATGTAGGGCAGAAGCCGGAGAATTTCGTGTTCGGTGATAACGCCTTCATGGTGGCCTATGAGAGAGCCAAGAACGGCATTTATCCAGGCAGTCCGGATGAGAAGCCTAAAGGCGGTGATGATGAGGAGGAAGGCATAGAGGTGCCGGCCAAATTCAAGCATCTGATCATCTGCTCAGGTCCCAGTGACGCTCTTAACGTGCGTGGTGCCAATATGGATTATCATGTATGCTGGCTTAACTCTGAGACGGCGGATCTGAGTGAGTTTGAGCATGCCAATATGGAGCATATTGCCGAGAAGCTGTATATCCTGTATGATATCGATGAGACCGGCCTGGCTAACATGTACCGGATAGCACTGCGTTACCTGGATCTGCGTATCATCCAGCTGCCTGCTGAGCTGAAGCGTTTCAATGACCGTAAGGGTAAGCCGTGTAAGGATGCGAAGGATTTCTTTGTGCATTTCCGCCGTCCGGAGAATCCCAATCCCAGGAGCCTCTTTGCAGACCTGGTAAAGCTCTCCGGCAGCCTTATGTTCTGGACCAGGAAGGAGACCAGGACCGGATGGCAGTATGATGTCAATAACGAGCAGATGTATTCATTCCTGAGCGCTGCCGGATTCCATAAGATTGCCACTCCTGCAGAGAAGAAGGGATACTCCTACTGCTTCGTCCAGGATAACGTGGTGACGCTCATCGATGAGTCTGCCATAGGCAGCATGTGTGCCAGTCATCTGATGGAGTATCTAAAGACTCATCCTAAGTACTGGAGCCAGCAGCTGGCCAACTGCCTGTACCGCTCGGCCCAGATGGAGGCCAAGTCACTGAGTCACCTGCAGACGGTGCAGCCTGACTTCAAGAGCTGGGATTCCAAGAGGGATATACTGTTCTTCCGTAATGGCATTTTCGGTGTCACCGAGAAGGGTATAAGCCGCCTCAAGCCGGAGGATTGCCCATGTATGGTATACAGTAACAAGATACTGCCGTATGACTTTACGATAGAGGAGCCATTTTTCGATATAGACTACTCTGATGAGATGAAGGCTCTTATGGCTCGCTTGCGTACCTACGCTCCCCTGTCCCCTGAATATTTCGCTACGCAGAAAGAGATTGACGCTCTGAACACAAGTGGCAAGTATCGGCTGGTGGTCAAGCGGACAGACCTCTCATTCATGAAGTATCTCTACAATACCGGACGAACCTACTGGCGTAAGGAAGAGCTGGGCATCCAGCTGAGCCAGGAAGAGAAGTCCGAGCAGGATCTGCATTTCATTAACAAGGTCATGGCTCTGGGTTATATGCTGACCAAACATAAGAATGCCGGACAGCCGTATGCCGTGTTCTGCATGGAGACTGAGCAGAGTGAGGAAGGTACTCATCTGGGTGGTACCGGTAAGTCACTGTTTGCATCCTCCATGGAGGTGATGCGCACGCAGCTCTTCATCGATGGCCAGGGTATGGAGCAGAAGAATGACCAGTTCATGCTGCAGGGTGTCAAGCCTGGTATCACAGACTACATATTCATAGATGATCTGAACCGGACCGTGGATCTGCATAAGTTCATGCCGATGATCACCGGTAAGATGGTAGTCAATCCTAAGAATACAGCTGCTTTCCTGATCAACTTCAGTGACTCTCCTAAGGTGATATTCACCAGTAACCATGCAGTCAAGGGTTTTGATGCGTCACTCAGGCGCCGTACCTGGTTCTGCGCATTCAGTGATTATTACCATGCCGATGATATGCAGAAAGGTATGAAGGAGAGGTCTCCTCTGTCTGAGTTCGGTAAGAACCTGATATCTGACTATGATGATAAGGAGATGAACAGCTTCCTGAACTTCCTCATGAACTGCATGACTGTCTGGAAGAGAATAGGTGTCCGGATCCAGCCGCCGATGAAGGAGATTGAGAAGCGTATCATGCAGCGTGACCTGACTGATGAGTTCCTGTTCTGGGCGGATGACTACTTCACTGAGGAGCGTCTGAATTGCCTGGTGAATAAGGATGAGGCGTTTGATGCTTACAAGCAGACTCTGAATCCTAAGTTCGCTCAGATGATGAAGGCCAGAACCTTCAAGCAGAAACTGATACTCTACTGTAGCTATAAGGAATGGAAGTTCAATCCGCAGTCCATGCTTATCAGTGAGACTGAGAAGAGCCGTAATGACATACGCCGTAAGGTGGATGGTAAGGAGTGCTACTTCTTTTACATTGATACGAAGGGTACGGTATCGGACAGCCCATCGGCGTCAAAACTCATAAACCGGGAAAGTGAGATTCCTTATGATCAGCCTCCATTTTAGCAAATCGGCCTCTGGGGGGTGTCTGAGGGGGGTAACAAAGTTACTCAAATTTTATCTCCATTTTCTTTGACTTTTTGACGCGGAGAGAGTATAAAGTACTATAATTAATTGAAAATAAATTAGTTAAACCGCGTCAAAACTCGGCGTCAAAACCGCGTCAATGGAAAGTAACTGACGCAGAGGCCCTTTAAGAGGGTTTTTGTTCCGGAAAGTTTTGACGCCACACAGTATCAGTAAGTTAGGTGGTTTTTTGAGGATTTTGGGTGTCAAACGGCGTCAAATGGTTTTGACGCGGATAAAATACTGATTATTAACCTATTAAAAAATCGGCGTCAAAGCGTCAAAACTTTTCGACTTTTTGAACTTGGCGAGAAAAACAGCTAAAAATGGACAAAATTGCGAGACCTCTCGGTATAGTTGAAAATATAGATGGTGAACACCTGCCTCTCTGGTACTATAACTACGTTCCGGAAGGTATGCGTGAAGCCAAGCCAGAGGAGATCCATTACGGTCTGCTGGTGCTGCATAAGTGTGTACTCTCAGAAGGGTACCATACTCTCTACGTTGATGATCAGGATATCCCTGTTCTGAAGAATAAGATACGTGCCGGCTATCCGGTATATGTCAAAGACTCTAGTATTAACAATAAGTAATTTTGCTGCGACATGAAAGGAATGGTTCTGGATGTAAATGTAGGCACCTTCCTCCGCCAATGGGTTATACAGTCTGAAGGCAGTGACTCCGTACAGCTGGGAAGGACATCAGACCTGTGGGGTATAGTCAAGAGTAATCTGGTAGTGGCCAGCGCCACTGACATGTCAATGATTGCCAAGGCTGATGAGTGCATACATGTTTATCTCTATGACTGCAAAGGACGCTCCACCTGGAGTGCAGTGGAAGAGAAGCATATCTACATGAATACAATGTTCCGCTGTTACATGACTGAGCAGGGACACTATTATTTCCGCCGGTACCTGGAGCGTCAGATGAAGATCAGCTTCTATGCTTACATGCTCGGTAACTTTAATGTCAGTGAGCGCAAGATCAGTGATACCATCACAGATTTCCTCATCGACTTCCAGCTGCCCATCGATAATAAGAGAATAGCAGCTCTTACCAAAGCATGGTACCGGTTCCGGCTCACGGCTGATAAAAATTTCCGTGTTCCCATCTTTTTTTAATCCCTGTAATGTCTTGATTTTATTAACATTAACCTATAAAAGTATGGCCAAATTAGGTATAAAAAAAATTGAATGTGTTGACCTGTCATCAGTATCGGATTATTCCTTCATGCCGGCAGGTTCAAAAATTAAATTGAGTTCTTTCATATCCGGTGATCCGGAATGGTTCAATCTGGAGCAGACACAGGATACAGTGCAGCTGGTGGAGAAGTGGCTGAGTGATGATAAGGGCCATCGCAGTACTGTCAAGCTCTCCGGCAGTATACGCCGAGATAAATATGCCCAGATGCAACTGAGCCAGAAACTTCTGGGACGCCGCCATATCTTCAAGGTTACGGCGGTGGATGGTAATGTGTTCCTGGTTGGATCCAAAGCCTATCCGCCTAAGTTCACCTGGCAGAATGAGATGAGTGGTATATCATCTTCAGAGATTGCGTTCACCATCGAGTGTACGTCTATACACGGCCTATATATATGTATATAGGTCCGCGAATGGCCTGCTATGGTGGTATACTTTTGTCAGTACAATCAAGGATTGAGATATGAATCTGAGTGTGTTTACCAAGAATCTGCGCGGTCCATGGATGCTCCATCCGCAGCAGGCAGCGGTAATGATGCCCATAGTCAAGGGCATTATTGCCGGTAATCTGCTGGAGATGGATAAGGATGAGCGCAAGCTGTCAGAGAAGATTGAGCTGAAGGACTTCTACTCAGGCAGTAAGAGTAAGCTCTCCGGAACTAACAGGAATAAGTCTGTATTTGTGGTTCACCTGGAGGGAACCATGACCAAGGAGGATACCTGTTTCAACTATGGTACCAGAACCATAGCCGATGAACTGAGGAGAGCTGATAAGGAGAGTGATGTGATAGGTCATATCATAGTTGCTGACAGCGGTGGTGGTGCCGCTGACTCTGTGCCGGATCTGGCTGATGCCATCCGGTCCCTGGAGAAGCCTATAGTATCCCTGGTTGATGGCATGGCAGCATCTGCATGCATGTATGCCATCTCTTATACCAGTAGGATCCTGGCTCACCAGGATACTGACATGGTAGGCTGCATCGGCACTATGATCACAGTATCCGGATGGCCTAAGCTGCGCCGTGATGCTGACGGATATGTAGAGATGCGTATCTATGCCGATCAGAGTGCAGAGAAGAATGCTGACTATGAGGCTGCGCTGGAGGGTGATACTCGACTCATCAGGGAGAATCTGCTGGATCCGCTCTGTGAGAAGTTTATCAATGACATGAAAGCTAACAGGCCGGCAGCTGCTGATGACCAGCTGAAGGGACGTACCTATTTCGCCAAGGATGTGGTAGGTTCTCTCATCGATGGTATAGGTGGTATGGCGGATGCTATAGACGCCGTACTGGAGATGGCTGACAGTAAGAATACTAAACCAAACGAGAGTAATATGAAAAGTAAGTATCCAAACATGACTGCTCTGGCATCACTTGCTGAGGCAGTTCTGGCAGAGGATGGCAGCGTAACTCTCCAGGCTAACCAGCTGGAGGAGATTGAAGCCGCTCTCTCTGCACAGTCTCAGGCTGCTGAGACACAGGAGCTGGAGAACCTTCGTTCACAGCTCTCTGAGCGTGACACAACCATTACCGGTCTGCAGGAGCAGGTGGCCAATGCTGAGACTCAGCACACCACTGATGCTGCACGTATCCAGGAGCTGGAGACAGCACTGAATGCAGCTATCAATCATGAGCCTGACGGTGACGGCATACAGGTGAAGAAGAATCCGGAGGCTGCCGATGAGGAAGGCGGTGCTAAGCCGGCTGAGAATTATGAGCAGGCTGTTTCAGTTTGCCGTGAGTTTTTGAATAACCATTAAAAAAAAGAGAGATATGGAACTTAGTGAAATTCTTGTCAACTCCGGAGCGAAATTTCGCAAGGAGATTATTGCCATGCCTGTAGTGGCACTGGAAAAGACTCTCAAGCACATGACCATCCGCAGGGGTGTTCGTGGTGATGAGACAGTAGGTACTTATGAGAGCGGTGCTGAGGTACGTCCTTATAAGACCGGTAAAAATGCGACTGATACCGGCAGGTTCGGTGCTCGCACACTGACCACCTATCTGGGTGATGTGGTAGAGGAGTTTGATCCTTACCAGCTTTTTGCTACCGTTTACGGTGAGAGCTTCAGCAGCCTGACTGAGCGTAAGGAGGCTGATATCGTGCGTGACATGGCTCTGGCTATGGCCAAGACCGTATCCGCCAAGTTAGGTAAGGCCATCTTCAAGGCTGTTCGTAATCCGGATGGTACCAGCACCATGGCTCTGTTCAATGGTTTCAATACCATAGCTGCTACTGAGATCTCAGCCGGTAATATCGCCGTAGCTAAGGGTAACCTGGTAGAGGTGAGTGCCATCACTGAGCTGAATGCCGGTGATATCCTGGAGCAGATCTATGACGCTGCCAGTGATGAACTGAAGGATCAGGATGATAAGAAGATGTATGTAAGCTCAGCCATTAAGTCTGCTTATGCTAAGTGGTGCCTCGCTACTCTGGGTGCTGTGGCTTACAATACCGCTTATAACAAGAACCTGCTTCACTTCGATGAGAGCGTAGAGCTGGTTGCTCTTCCTGGCCTCAAGAACACAAATTACATCATATTCTCAACTAAGAAGAATATGCTGGTAGGCTGTGACCAGATGAGTGACGCTGAGCGTGCCAAGATCCGCGAGTGCGACAATCCTAAGGCTGTTCAGTTCTTCATGTGCCTCTACTGGGGTGTTCAGTTCGAGTCAATTGATCCTCGTTTCCTGATGATTGCTCAGATGCCTGGTGGCAGTGGCTCAGGTTCAGGTTCTGGTAACGGTGAAGGTTAACCTCTAAAGTTATAGTTATGAATCTTGGTAATCTTGATTTCAATATCGGTGGCATCAATCCTTCTGGGATTGGTGTTACCGTTTACCGCGTAGCCAAGAAGGATATCACCAGCTGGCCTACAGTGAATGATGATCCTAACGGTTCTGGCTCCGGTAGTGGTGACTCTCTTTCCAAGATGGTAGGTGATTTCACACTGGCATCCGGAAAGAAGTGGGATAAGATCTACTCTACTCAGGGTAAGGGTAAAGCTACCTTCGAGACCATAGGTGAGACAGACTGCATGATGGTCAACAACAAGTTGACTCTCAGCTTCCCTGATCTGACCGCAGAGGCTCTCGGTTTCAGTAAGGCCGCCATGAATGGTGACTTCGTTTATGTAGTTAAGTCTGCAGGCCGTTACCATGTCATCGGCTCTAAGGATTATCGTACTGTGACTCAGCCTGCCGGTGATACCGGTGATGCTGCCGGTTCAGCTAAGGGTTGCACCATTGAGATAACCGCTCCGGATGTTACTCCGCTGCCTATCTACCAGGGTGTGATCGTAACTGCTGACGGTTCTCTGGACTGCGCCACAGATACGTTTACTCCTGCCGCATGAACGAGGAGATAAGAGAATATCTGAACAAGCCGAATCCGGATTTCGATGCCGGATTCAGCTTGTTTTGTCGTTATTCTCGGAACCAGTCAATGATGAGCTGGATAGGACGCAAGAAGGACATGGAACGGCTCCTATACGAGCTTGCAAAACTGGAGAAGCAGAACCTGCCTGTCAATCCTCAGGCATCGGTTATGAATACTCGCTATAATACTCCTGGTAATGTTCGTTTGGGAGTACCGGTGACCGGCCCAGGGCCGCAGATCTCATTCAAGACTTTTGATGAGCGCCGTACCAGACGTGCAGACCTGAGTGAGGAGATGCAGAAGGTCTATGATGATATCACGGAGGAGTATAAGCTGCGCCGTGGCTATCATGAGAAGCTGAAGATGGCCAAGACCGATGCGGACCGAGCCTCACTGCGTGAGCGCCTGCTGATATCACAGCATAAGATAGAGCAGGGGTGGAAGCAGATTGATGCATGGCTCCTGGAACAGGAGAAGAATAAGAGTGAGAAGAGCTTCAATGTAAGTTCATACAGAGCATACATCACCAAGATGCTCAAGAAGGCAGACAGCCTCACTCCGCTGCAGCGTGATACCGTGCGTACACGTGCCAAGGCGCTGCAGGATTCCGGAGAAGTTCTGGGTGATAAGATACTCTCACAGCTCAAGAAATATGACCTAATTTAGTTGGTTAATACTCACTTTTGCCCAATGTGAATGGACGTATGTCCCAAGTACCCAGGTTATCCTGGGTATTTTTGTTCCATGAATAAGTCAAAAACGCCGCTGTCAGAGACGCAGTTACAGAAGATCCAGGATGATGCCGGTATGCGTTTTACCATATCAGAGATTGCACTTATGCTGGATATGCCGGTGGAGGAGTTCCGCCGTAGAGTGAATGATCCGGAGGATGAGCTGGCCAAGGCGTATACCAGAGGTAAGCTGGAAGCGGAACGCAAGTACAGGGAGAAGTTACAAAAACTGGCTGAGGGCGGTAATGCCTGGGCCATCCGGATCTTGGAAAGTAAATCAATAAAACAACAGGAGGAGGAACTGGGATTACATGGCTAATAACAAGAGACTGTCTGAGGATAAGGTAGACATGCTGGCCGCCGCCATGGAGGATGAGTCCAAGCAGGCCGAGCTGTGTGACCGTGACAGGGAACACCTGAAACGCCTCAAGGATATCTATGCCTACTGGCTGGATCATCCGATGCTTACGGATCTGAGGGTTCGTGATTATATCATGACCACTCAGGGACAGAATAAGATGCAGGCATACCGTGACCTGTATCTGGTGAAGCTGCTGCTGGGTAACGCTCCCAAAGCCAATAAGGAATTTATGCGATACCGCAGTAACTACCTGTATGAGATGGCTGCAGCTGCTGCCATAGCAGGTAATGATTCAAAAGCCAAAGCTCTTACCAAGATAGCTGATGGCATAGTCAAGGCAAACCAGCTGGATGTTCCGGAGGGAGAGGATTATCCGTTTGAGGAGATAGTACCTAAGGATTACTCCTTCTCAGTTGATCCTACAGTGATTGGTATCACACCGGAGCCGGATGTAAAGACCAAGGCCATGCGTCTGCTCAAACAATACGCTGAGGAGATTGACGCAGATGGAACAGACTAAGAAATATCTGAACCGTGCCCAGCAGGAGGCACTGGCCATAGCTGCACATACGGAAATAGACATCTGTGGCCGCCGTTTCGGTAAGTCATTCGGCATAGTATCACAGCGCATCATGCGTAATGTGATGTTCATGCCAGGATCCACAGGATGCTTCGTGGCCAGCTCTTATAAGCAGGCTCATACACGTACACTGCCTGCAGCTCTCTCCGGCCTGGCTGAGTTCGGCTGGATCCGTGATATCCACTATGTCATAGGTAAGCGGCCTCCCCAGAAGCTGGGATACCGGCAGCCTATCATTCCGCTGAATAACTTTGATGATGTGGTATCGTTTTATAACGGTGCCCAGATGCTGATAGTGAGTCAGGATGTGAAGATGTCATCCAACTCGGCTACCTTTGACTGGATCATAGGTGATGAGGCCAAGGGCCTTAACTTTGATAAGCTCAAGGATGAGACCTTCCCTGCCAATGGCGGTACCAGGCGCTATTTCTCTGACTGTCCCTGGCATCATGGTATGCTGTTTGTCAGTGATATGCCGGTACTCAAGTCTGCACGCTGGCTGCTGAATTACCGAGAGAAGGCCACACCGGAAGTGGTGGATACCATCAAGGGACTGCTGGCCGAGCGCTGGGATGTGGCGCTCCAGGAGGATAGTGATCTGAAGCAGGAACGGCTGGCTGAACTGGATAAGCTCATCAATGGCCTGCGCCGGTATGCGGTACTCTACCGTGAATGGTCTACCTTTGAGAATGTGGATGTGGTAGGTCTCAACTATATCCGTCAGATGAAACGTGACCTTCCTCCTCTGGTGTTCCAGACATCTATCCTGAGCAAACGCATAGAGAAGATTAAGGATGGCTTCTATCCCAATTTTCGTGATAACATTCATACCTACATATCCAATAACAATACGCCGCTGGAGGCAGACGGCTATGATTTCACGGCCAAGGATTACGGATGCCTGACTGATGGTGACGTGGATCTGAAGGCACCCATCTCTGTGGCCTTTGACTATAACGCCAATATAAACTGGCTGGTGGCAGCACAGCGTGACGGCAGTACGCTCAAGATCATCAAGAGCTTCTTTGTCAAGTATGAGCGTAAGCTGCGTGAGCTGGTGGATGACTTCTGCCATTACTACAGGGCACACCTGATGAAAACGGTTATCTTCTACTATGACTCCACTGCTCTGGGCAGTAACTATGCAGTCAGTAATGATGACTTCCGGAGCGTGATAGTGGAACAGTTCAATAAGAACGGCTGGCATGTGGAGCAGAAGTTCATAGGTAAGCCGATGAAACATACCGAGAAGTACACTATCCTGAATGACGGATTCAAGGGCGCAAAGCACCTGCTGCCTATGTTCAATGCAGAGAATAATGAAGCGCTACTCATAGCCATACACATGGCTGAGGTCATCATAGACAGCCGCGGATTCCATAAGTACAAGTCCGGAGAGAAGCTGGCAGAGAGTGAGGATGATCTGCTGGAGCACCGTACTGATGGCTCTGATGCCTTTGATACTCTATACCTTGGTAACGTACTCTATCCATACGTGGTGAGCGCTCCGCTCGGCACGGCTCTCTGAATTTTTTTTCGCCTGGCATATTCGCTGCAAGCTCTTGCAATTGCGGCCTGCCGGAGAG